CACCTGTTGCAATTTGGTATCCTCCACTATCACCAAATACCAATGTATCATCGCCTAAGCCAAATTGCTGGCGAATATCCATCTTCTTATAGTAATGCCCAGCTGTGATCAAAAAATACTTATGCCGAAATTTTTCAGGATATTCATCAGAGTAAAATCTACACGTAGTACCTGATGATAGTTTCTGATCTTTGATCAATGATGATGCAAAGCCGCCAGCAGATAATGACGGATAATATATAAATTCTTTATCGAGCGAGTTCATTAATTTCCTTGATTAGATCATTACATGAAAAATAATGATCATGCAAAAATTTTGATTGTACAGACAACTTAGGGAATATTTGCGATTCCGGTTGACTCATCATTGTGCGAATATATTTTATAAGTTTATGCCGATTTGCTTCATATGACTCATATGACTCTGTCCATTCGCTAGGATATTTAAATGTATCATCATACATCTCGCAGTAACTTAAGCGATCTGGAACACATGGGATTGCGTTTGCCAAGCATCCTTCATAACACGAAATACCTAATGTCTCTTGCAGATTAGCTGAAAAAACCATACGTGCTTCTCTAAGTAGTTTATGGTATTGTTCTTTCGTTAACTTGTCTTCTTGGCATACAACAAATTCATATTCAGGTATATGTTTTTGCAAATCTTTAAAGATATCAAGCTGTTTCTCTGGAGCAATCCTATGCGGAAATAAAATTAAATCTCTTTTATGTGTTGTCGGCGTAATTGTACTTTCAAACTACTCCATAGGCCTATCTGTCCGTAGCTTCGAACAATCGAATCCAAATTTACTTTGAAATAATCGAATATGATAATCGCTGGCAAACCAATTATAGTCAATTGCTTCGGCCATAGCATGCTCACAATGATTAACCCATTTATCTTTTATAAGACGTCCTAAGAAATCATTTTCGTCGTAGTTACCTGCATGCCAGAGAGCATGTATCTTAATTGGAATGTCCAATAATTGACTCATATATTTTAATTGCAATATAGTTGGATTCCATGCATCTGTATAAAGAAATTGATCACCGGGCTTAACCTTTCCTTCACAGAATAGGCGGCCAATTTGCATCATCTGCGCGCTCTTGTAGATGTTCGTTCCTCCAAAATTCAGAAAAGCTCCGGGGGTCGTGGCCGCCGGAATATCGTCTGGTCCTTCGATAATTTCCACCGCGCCAATATCTAAGGACTCTCGCAACAGCTTCGGTATATGTGTCTTCCATTCTCCAGTATATCTAGTTTCTACGGGTTCAAGGTCTACAATAAATAATGTATTATTTGTCGTTTGTATATCCATCTGATGTAACCTTTTGCATATTATATTTTGTAATGCAATGCAGACTATACGAATCATGCACTACTTTAATAGAATCTGTAGATTTTAGCAAATCAAAATCACTATCATGATACATGTACATGATATGTACTTTATTACGTATCGCCGCGGGCACATTACGTAGATCTGCGAAGTTAACTTCTAATGTTACTAATATGTTATGATCTAAAATCCAATTCAAAAACCATTCCCATGTACGGCCGGCGACGTCGTTATTAATCAATTGTGTAGTAGCCGTGGAGCAAAAGTATATATGTGGGTATTTTGGTACAAATGTATCAAGCATATTAGTACTAATATCGCCAATAAATACTGTCTTCATGCCTGAGTATCGACCCTCACATTCGATACCAAGCCAATGTTCTTTATATCCTATCATAATGTTAATATAAGTTGTTTTTTTCAGAAAGCAAAGAATTTACCCAAATTATTGTTTTCGGGTATTCTGCCCCAATCAAGGGCATCATAAAAATCGTTTAGTTTATTTTCAAAAGAAGATTTAAAGATCTTATCATGATCTATATATTGATTAACAAAATCTACAATCGGCTGCGGGTCTTCATAACCTTTCATTGCAATTGAATTAAGATTCATTGGATTCTTTTTTAGATATGTCCATTTAATCTTCTCACCATTAATTATACTACGTACTGATTTAATTTTATGATATCGTAACATATCATTATAATTAATAGCAGATTTAACATGTACAGGCGTACCTTTTGCTGCAGGCGCGAATGGTGATGCGCCTTTTGTCAAATACTTGGTAACGTTTTTAACACCTACCGGAAACATTATTTCTAACAAATCGCGAGACTTGATAGACTCTTTAAATGACAATATCTTTTCATCTAAGTCTGTCTTATCAATATCATTGAGTATGTCTTCTAAGACCTCTGCCATAAATGATCTAAATGCCGGCGGGAATGATGACCGTACGACGTCTAACCCTTTTACATCAAGTCGAGAAATTGTATGCCCCTCTTGATTAATTAGCCATTGAGCATATCGTTTCTTTGCAATCCAAAGGCCGGCTTTTGCTACAAACTCTTGTTTAATATCAAATCTATGCGTGTCAACATTATGAAACCGCTTACCATATAAGTCATATGCATTGTTTATGAAATTCTGTACTTCGGATGCAATTTCAATTGTCTTATCCGCCATCCACTTTTCATCAGTTATATCATACTCCGGATATCGTTTCTCTATCAATGGCAAAGATGAAAAGAATGTAGAGTCTGTATCCGTATAAATGCAATAATCTTTATCAATACCAAGTTCTTTACGATAATATTGATTGCCTATATCTGCAGTAAACTTGATAAGTTGTTGTCCGGTACTCGTAATAGCAACCGCATTATCTGGATCAAAGAATCTAAATCCAGGATTGCCTAATACGCCGTAAAATGAATTCAAAAGAATTTTAGTAACAAGTTGCATTTGATCGTAATAAACTGCTTTAGCAGTATCACCTTCCTTTTCAAACTTCTTACGTAAATTTTTGTACTCTACGCGTTCATTAAACCATTTATCAAGTATGGACGGCAAAAAGCCGTTTAATTTACGATCATATACAACGCCGTTCGCTGCAATAGAATAGTCATTTGATTCTAAATATGCTTTAAGATCAGCTGCAGACTCCCATCCATTCCATCCATCTGTATAATGAGTACCAGTGCCTTTAACATAACCTTTGCCATCAAAATTATCTAACTTAGTTACTTTAGTTTCTGGTGAAACGTTAAGTGTCATGATAATACTAGGATACAAAGATGTTAAGTCAAGGTCATATACCCATTTATATCTACCTGGATTCGGTGCCTTTACATATGCTCCTAATAAGTCTAATGGCTCATCTGAATTTCTCGGTGCTCTACTTGGTGCTACTATACCATTACGTTTAAGGTATGTTAATGCAGCTCCATCAAGATATCTAGTTGCAAATAAGAAATCTTCATATGGCACATGACCTTTATGACAAATACCTCTTGCAAGGTCAATCAATTTCATCTTATCATCTAATTCAACGACAAGATCTACGTCATTCATATTATAATCGACATATTTCTGTATATCATCTTTTAATAGATCGTTTAATGTGCCGTCATATTTAATCTTACCTTTACCTAATTCTTTCTGCGAAATAGCTTCTAACGAATAACTAGATTCTTGAGAATATGTAAAGTTTTTATATAACGCCATATAATCCAAACACGATACACCTGAAATACGATAACGATTGCGGTGTTTAAGCCATATAACATCTTTAATAGGCGATAATGAACGAGCAAACTGCTGTCCCATTACATTGACCATACGATTGAATAAGTATGGGATATCAAAAAAGTCGATATTCCAGCCCGTAATAATTGTAGGCTGAATTTCATGATACTTACCCATAAATTTTTGTAACAACTCATATTCGGTTGCACATGATATCGTAGATAAGTTATCACGCTTCATCGATGGCACATCGCCATTTTTATCTAGGATCCATACAAACTTTTCATCACCCGCAGCATCATATATTGCAATCGATGTTATTTCATTTTCAGCAGTCTCTGGCGTAGGAAACCCATCTTCCACATCAACCTCGATATCAATGTACAACGTACGATGACCGATAGATGCTTCATCGGAATCTGTGTATAAGTCTATCAATGTACGAGTTTCTGGGTTGATATCAGACTCATATAATCCTTGCTCATCACGATCGAAGTCATATATTTTTGAAACGCGATTGCCATCTAATGCAACACAATCGCCCCAATCAGACTTGCGATATGCATATGATTTATATTTAAATGAATGATATCCTTTTCTATCATCCCATATATGTACTGAGTTATCAGCTTTACGATATGCTATTGCTTGATACATTAAACGAGCTCTTCAATAATTCCAACTGCTTCGCTTAATATAAGTACTCCTACGGCTAAAGGCAAATGAAATGGTAAACAAATATAGCCAATAATACGTATAGCAGATTTAGCGAAACTCACGTATTGATGTTTAAGTGGATCTGGATGATTCATGTTATATCTTGTATATGTTTCTATAGTTACGTTTTAGACCGTCGTCATCAAAACCATAACCGACAACCCATTCATCGCCAATAGTAAAGCACGTATGGTCGGCTGGAAATGCAGTTCCGTTACGCTCTACTAAAGTTACAATCTTGACACTAGCTGGCTCGTGTTGTGCTAACCGGTCCAATATTTCTTTCATAGTTGCGCCCGTATCCACAATATCTTCAATGATATATACGTGTTTATTTCGTAGGTCAGTTTCTATTCCTTTTGTAAATTGTACGCCCTGCGAATTATCTCGGCCATGATATGACTTAGGCCGTATAAAATCAATTTCAATATCGATACCCATATCTCGTACTATATCAGTAAAAAACATAAAGCCGCCGTTCAATACACATACCATTACAGGTGGATATGCATTGCCGCTATTCTTATGTTCCTCTGATATTGTATGTGCCATAGCACGTACACGACGCTCTATTTTATACTCAGGTATTAAAATTTCCATAACCTCTCACGAATTCATAATATTCATTCCTAGTTGCTGGGTCATTCTTGAATGCACCTGTCAACTTACTTGTCTTCATACTAGCACCTCCATGTTTTACACCGCGGCATTGTACACAATTATGAGTAGCTTCAATCATAACCGCAACTCCATTATTATTGTCAATAATTGAATCAATTGCATTATGTATCGCTACGGTTAGTTGTTCTTGTATAGCTCCGCGTCGAGCAAAATGTTCTACCAAGCGATTAAGTTTACTAAGACCTATAACTTTACTATCCTCACCTGGTATATATGCTACATGCACTTTACCCATAATAGTTTGATGGTGATGTGAACACATTGATGTCAGCGGTATACCGCCTTCGAACACCATACCATCATATCCATCGGATGGGAATGCAGTGATTGATGGTGGTGCTTCATATCGACCAGCCCATAAATCATTAACATATGCTTTCGCAACACGCCTAGGTGTATCGTTTGAGTTAGGATCGTCGCGCCAATCACATTTCAACGCATCTAGAAATTCACCGAAGGCGGCCGCTGCATTAGTTATCATTTCATCTTTTTCGTCATCCGTTAATGGCCGGCCTGCAGCAACGCCGTTAGCAAAACCTTGGCGAACGAGTTCTAAATTCACTTTATTTGTCATTGCCATTTCCTGTTGAAATCATTGATATATCAGACTCTCTAACTAACAAATATGTCTCGTTATCTAATATAACTTCATTATCACCTCTCAATAAACGGCCGTGTAGTAATGCAACATCACCAGGGGAAACTGTCATCGGGATACGGTCTCCAGTTTGTGTAAATAATCCAGGACCGCATGCAATGACATCGGCATATTGATAATTATCATCATTCGCTGTAAGAATGATACCTGATTTAGTTTTTTCTTGACCTTGTTGTTTTTTCAACAATACCTGGTCACCTGTTGGCTTCATTTTCATTTTAGTTCTTCCTCTGCTCTATGTGACATGACGTAGTTATGTAATACAATACTATCTGGTAAGAATATTACATCTGTTTTATGTGCATTTTTACCAGGTTGCACTATAATAATTTTGTTCTCTGCAGGAATCGTACAAGATACGAAACATGCAGCAATTAACATAAAAAATAACTTTTTCATTTGTATCTACTTTATACTGCTCGATCTGTATCAAATGCTATGATATGGTCTCTGCCGGTCATGTTATAACCATGTTCTGCACAGAGCTCAAATACTAACGGATACATTTTAATTAACTGTTCTCTAGTATCTCCTGCAGGCATAATATATGTTTTATCTTTGGGAATTCCTAATTCTATACGATATTGTTCTAGTTCTTTTAAACATTGTTCGGTACCATCCCAAACCGGTTTGTAGTGATAATCCTTATGAAAGTCAATCATTTCTCGAATTGCCTGAGTATTAAGTCTATACTTCTCATGCTGACGGATAAACCTTTCATCAACAATCTTACCGCCGGGCGTACTAATACCCAACTCAGGGACAGAGTTAGAAAACTTAGGACTAAGAGAAATGAGATCAATCGGGTAATCAGTTTCAACAAAATGCGACCCCTCAGTTTCAATAGTTACTGTTATGCCTTTACTCTGAGCAAGATGCATTAATTCATTTACCAGAGCAGGCTGCATAGTCGGTGACCCGCCCGTCAACATCATTTCTTTTACATGCGGATTCCTATCATAAATATCGATAATATCATTGAAAGTATACTTACCTTTCTCTGGGTGTATAGATGAATACCAACTATCACACCAACCGCCTTCGCCGAACCAACATCTATGAGTACAGCCTGTTACTCGAATTGCAATTGTCGGTCTGCCAAATCTACTACCTTCTGATTGTACACATCTATACAATTCATTAATTGGTAGCACTTTATCATAATCTTCAATTCTCTTAGTCGCCATAATACTCCGCCATATTTTCAGAATGCTCCCAGCACTGTACTTTATATACATTAACTCGGCCTTTAGTTTCTTCTTTGATCATACGATTGACAACATTGTAAACCCATTCTGCAAACTTTTCGCAGCCGACATCATTCATGATACGAAGTTGTAGCAAATCCGAATCATGTAATTTTTTAAATTCATCTAGATATGGATCATCAATTGCTACAATTGTTGTATGATCAAACATATGTGATAATTCATCTTTAATGCCATTTCGTTTAAAACAACCGAAATCACATACCCAGTTACGTTCGTCTAGATCACCTTCGAACCATACTTTAAAATGAATCCCATAACCATGGATATATCTACAATGCGAATCTGCACGCCATTGTCTAAATGCCGTACTATATCCATTAAATTCTTTATAACTTCTATACATAATACTCCTTAACCTTCATATGTCCACGCCATCCAGTACTTCTTACCATGCAACAAATGCGATGCCGTACATTCCATCTTATGTGCAAATTCAGACATTGCTGCATGCATCTTAGCTTCGTCATTGAACATCATGAAGTTACTAGCATTTGGATACGTTTGATTAAATGAAATGCCGGTATTCTGTACAGAATTGGTCTGTACGGTTTCATATGCCATGGTCCGAAGATATTCTTGATCGTATTTCGGAAGCTTGTTGAAATTAAACGTGACGTCGACGTCTTTAAACTTAAACATGTAACTTTATTATTTGTAATTAATATATGAAGTAAATTAACTTTTTACAAGTTTTTTGCCAACTTTTTGTTTAGCCGGTTCTTGTAGCTTTTCTACGTGTTGGCTATAAAAATAAACATCATCAATGCCATCATAGCCATATTCAGCTTTGATATCATCGCGCAACATTTGGGCTTTTGTCTTACTCATAATTAAAGATAAGAAATATTTTTCAATTATCCTAATTAATCTATAACTTTTAAATAAGTAAATAGATATGGCTTATTCAAATAATGATCACTAAAATAATCTATTCCAATTTTATCTAAGCCGAAGAACTTAGCTTTATATTTAGCTTGTTCATATTCATCCATCTCTTGCCATTTGTTTTTACGTGCGACAAAATCTGGACCTAATTTCTCCCAATTAGTTGTTTCAATAAATGTCTGCAATTTATTAACTATACCTACAAATGTATAATGATCATGACAATCTAACTCAATATGAAATAGCTCAACAACCTGACGCTCATCGATCCAATCGATTGCAAAATCTAAGCCGTATTTCGGTTTAGTACGTACCATTTTATATAACTTAGGATGTATTTTAGCTTTTTCAATTAGTTGCATACGTGCAGGCCCAGTAAAGCCAAACCGATGCAAAATATGCGCGTGATCAATAAAAATATTCGGATGTGGTTTTGTTTGTTCATACCAATGTTGTAATACTACATTCAATGCGTCATCTGAAACTCTTCGAGCCATACGGTCTTCTGTATGGATCTTAACTTCGTTGACGGCGTGATATTCCTTTTCAATTGAATTTAGTTGGTACCCTTCGCGATCGAAAAAATCCAATTCCCAATTGAAATTTAAGTCTTCTACCGGCTTATCCAAGTATAAATTTTCGACTATGTTAATATTATTTCTTTGAAACAGCATCTGCGAACTCAATATCTTTATTTGTAATTGCGTTATGTGAGTGAGAAAAAATAGTTACTGTAGCTGTATCATATGTAAATGCAATATCAGCATGGTGATCCATTTTTTCGCTAATTTTTACAACATCATTAATAAACTTAACAGTCTTCTTATAATTTTCAAATTTACGATCTAACTTTATCTGTACAATGCCTTTTTCATTAACTTCTGCAGTCCATTCTTTGGCACCTACTTTTGATAATTCAGATGTTATCTTGTCTTGCGGTATTATCTCCGTATCTGGATGTTGTGTATCTGCTAATCGACTCGCACCGACCTTTATCGGTTCGTACGTCTGCTCTACAATTTGCTTTAGTCTTATCATTCATTAATAAATATTCATTAATGTATAACTCTTGAATCCAGTCTTTTATCATTTTTTACCTTTTGTATAAATGGATATAACAGATATAGTTATGACCGTAATGGCCATAACTATAAATGCTATATCTATTATTGGTATATTAAAGTACATAATGTATTAGTAACACTATCGCTACAGAGACTAACAATCCTACCAATAGCTTCAAAAAGTCTTTAGCTACAATAGGGAACACTTGCTTTAAATTACCTTTCTTTGTTAAATACGTATTGAGAGCAAGCTCACGTCCACAAAGTAGACCAACGAATACCCAAGTGGTAGACATCGGTATATTATTTATCTGCTTAAAATAAAGTAGCAAAAAGGCATACACCAAATCAATCAACGTTGCTGATCTGACATATTTAGTGTTTTGTTTATCTAGTACGATTTGTTGAATCTTTCCACCTTGTTGATAGAAGATCCATCCCAACCCTATTGTAAAGAAAGTAATTACTCCTATCAATTCAACAACTGAAAGCTGACGTGGTAAGAATACGGCAATGTTAGCTACATCATGAGACAACCAAGTAAACCACAGGAATCCTGTAGTGAACCATTGTCCTATTCTCCAATATTTTTTATTTTCTTCTTTAATATCTTTATTTTCATCAAAGAAATTGGAAATAACAAACCAAAGTGTATATGCTACTATCGCTGCTAATCCATATCCTACTACACTCTTTAGTAGCATCTTTTCCAAAACAAATGTAGATGCAAATGCAGAAAGTACAAGGAATGAAGTAGATACAGGGATACCTTTTCTAGTAAGTGCAACTAGTGCCAATGGCGCTAATGCATGATACCATTGTACTTCTTGGAAAGGTATTTTAGTTAATCTTCCGTATGATATGTCTCCATCATAAACATACCATCCATAAACCATGGTACCTATCATTACTGCGGAAGCTGCGGCCCACATAACGTACCATTTAAATTTTTCTCTGTTAGATGCGATCCATGTGCCTAATGTCTGAACACTATCGTTGGCTATAACTGAATAACCGGCGAGGCAAAACCCTATTACTGCTAATAAACTCATTTTGTTGTGTTAAATTTTAATTGAAATTCTAAATCTGATTGTGTTTGAAGTATCCCATCCTACTCTATAAACATAATTTTTATATGGGATATCTGTTGCTATTGCAAGGTTGTATAATTCGTCGAACCAAAATTCTTGTTGTACCCAAAGTTTAAATTTTTCAAACTTGTAAATTAAACGTGGTTCCCAAGTAGGTTCGTTTTTTTCTCTTTTGTAGTGAAGTGGAACACTAAATACTACTTTATCCGTTACTTTAAAATTGTGTCTATAAGTAAATCGATTTTCACCTAAATCAGTTTTATGTCTTAATTCAAGTCCACCTTTATTGTGTATTTTATGACTTATAGTAAGGTATGATTTACCGTTTGTTCTTAACTCATACCCTATTTTTTGGGAATGGCAAACACTTGCTATTATAAGAACTAAATTAAATAATATAAATAAATGTTTCATGTTTTATACAATTTCGCATGAGCCGCCGGCACATGCTAATTCACCTGACAAATCTGTCTCATCTTCCATTTCAACGACTTTTGTTAAATCCACATCTTTAAGAGATTTCATCATCCGGTCGAATGTCTCTTTATCTATATCTTCAAATGGTGCTTGTGTGTATGTACCTCCATTATATGGTAATACAGATAATCCATTATAAAATTCTCTATTATCCCACATCCATTCTCCGGCAGCTTCCCATTCATGTTCTCTTAGAGAAATCGTGGCAGATACATTATGTGTATTAGCACCGGTTCTATGTCCTGGACGGATCCATTCTTGAGTAACTCGCTTAACTCGCTCTAGTAACTGGAATGGCGACTCTGTCCTCATTATAGCGCCATCCGGTGCTTTCTGCGGTATACTTATTACGGCTGTATCATGGGGTCTAAAATATTCATCCTCAATCAAATCTGGGTGATATTCTCTTAGATAATGATATATTGATTCATTTTTACCTACTCTAATTCGTCTTATGTAGTAGTCATTATGCCAGGCATGTATACCAGATGACGTTCCTAATGTAAGAGACGTTGTGCCAGCTGGCTTAACCGTTGTGCATCTAGAAGATTTGTTAATATTAATAATATTAGCTATACGAGCATTTTCTTCTTTAACTAACTTACCTGCTCGCTTCATATCATAGCCTAATACTGTACCAGACCCTATTCCGGTCATCGATACGCCTATTAATGCATCCTTTTCCGTCGTACGTTGCCATACCGGCCGTAAATAGTGGAAATCTGTATAACCAGCTTGTAATGTTCCTATGAATGCAGCTGCCTTTACCCTATTATCATAATCCTCTTGAGATTCGATATTCGATACATTAACTTCACATAGATTACAAAATTGGAATGGTCTTAAAGCAATTTCACAACATGGATTTGTTCCCCAATCTTTATCATTCGAAAAGTAAATACCAGGCTCACCTGCTCCGGATAACTCTACTCGCTTCCATAAATCATTGAAGAAGTTTTTTGTAATACGATGGCGTAATAGTACTGCCGAGTTATTTGCACGTCCCCGTTGCGGTGATGTTTCCCACCAATTTCCAGATTTGCAAGAAATCATTTCATCATCATCCGCTGAAAATAAAGATATGAGAGCTGCTCTACGAATACCGCCGGCTAATACTGCATCGGCAATATGACATACTATATCATGAACCTCAATTGGCGATAGCTTATCACCGTCATTTTTTTCGGATAGCATGCCTTCTATCTTTACAAGACATTCTTTTAGTGGTTGCGGTCCTGGCGCTTTACCTCCGGACGTTACTAATCGAGCGCCCTTTGGTCTAATATCTGAAAAGTCGAATTTTAGTTTTGACCCACCATAAAAATATGACTTCATAAGCGCTTTAACCGCATCAGCCCAACCTTCAATTGAGTCTGCAATTAAAAATCTTCGATGACGTTCTGGATTTGGTTTACGTATTTCAGGTAAGTCTTCTACATGGTGTCTTTGTACTGAATATCCAACACCTGTACCGCCTAATAATAAAAACATTGTTTCGCCAAAGGCGCGCCAATCATCAATCGGCAGATATGCACAATTATAAACTCTATTAGGTGATATTTCAATCGGCCGGCCGCCAAATTGCAATGACCTCATAGAAGGCAATACCTTTTTATTATATACGAGTTTATAAACATCTTCAATTTCATCAGCAAGCTGTGGATATTTTTTTAGATGCATCTCTTTGTTTCTAGTAACTAGTTCTTCCCACGTTTCCCTACGTTGTAGGTCTTCGTTATATTTTGCGTACTTCATATGTACGGTAATGTCTGATAAAATTCTATTTGAAACGTCCATTATTTTCTGTCCTTTAAAGAGTATGTTAGTAACTCATATGAGTTACAAATTCAAGTAATTTTACAAATAAATATTACTTGAATCTCAGAGCAAGTTTAATTTTGTTTAAAAAATACAACGTTTTTATTCAAAACCATCATTGTTAATTTCTGCAAATTTTGCAGCGAGCATTTTTCGAGCCAATTCATTTCCATTTTCCATTTGCTTTTTCGTATCCTTACCATCCACCGACGTATCTGTATATATGTTAAACTGTCCGTTACTTGTGTTCATTTTACTCGGTAATGTTATGCCATCGGGACCAAATCTATTTTTAATAATATGCCAACGTCCGGTGCCGGCTAACTTATCTTGTACTTTACGAGATAAAGAAATAATAAAATCTGCAACCATTACCTTGCCATATGATTCAGCAACTTTACTAGCATCGATAACATCTTCTTCTAAAGCTGATCTATTTGCTTGTGATGCAGTCCAAACTGGTATTTCATAATCGCCGGCCAATCCACGCAGGTCTTCATAAATACCTTCTAATTCATGACGCTTTTCTTGTCCATGGCCTCGTAACAAATCTGCATAATCAACGATTATAACATCTGGCTTTTTACCTTGCATTATACATTTTTCGACATGTGCACGCAATCCCATTACGGATACTGTTTTAGTCGGATAATGTTTAATAATCAAATCACCTTCTAGTTTAGATAACTGTTCTTTTACTTCGTCCTGATAATGTTTAAGATTTTGATTTGCAATTCCAGTTATAACCGAATCATATCGTAGTCCAACATATGCTTGATTCAATTCTAATGTGTAATGTAATACCGTTTTACCTACTTTAACCGCATGCGCGCCAATATTCATTAATGCCCATGATTTACCGATGCCGGCAGGTGCGACCATAACACCTAATTCACCTTTACCTAAGCCGCCATCTGTCAATTCATTGATAACTTCCCATGGCGTTGCCTGTACAAACCTAACGGCGTCTGAATATCGCTCTTCGATATTAGTCATATATTCATGCCCAATATCCTTATCGGCACCAGACTTCATAGCAGTATCAACTTGATGTTTAATTTCATCATACTGCCCAGTCTTAAGCAATTCGACAGAATTAAGAATTGCTTTTTTAATTTCTTGATTTTTGCAAAAATCTAGAGCCTGTTGCTTAATAAATTCTAAATCTGTGGATTCGGTATATTTCCAGGCATCTTTAAGGTGTTGTACAATTTGCGTTTTTAACACATCATGATTAACTTCCTCCAATCGTACTTTAAGTACTTCTAATGTCGGCGGACTTTTATATTCAGTATTATATTGCAATATTTCATCTATCAACCAATTATTTGCTTCACTCTCAAAGTATTTCGGTGATAGAATATCTGATATTTGTTGTAAGAATGTTTTATCTGTCAATAACGCCGTTATAACTTTAATCTGAAAGTTATATCCGTACGAACTTAATCTATCGGTCATACATTAATTATAAGAAAATTTTCGATATGATCAAAGAGATGCAAAAGCATTTAATGTATTGAATGATTTAGCTAGCCAATTATCTAGATCCTTTATCACCGTATACATTTTATCTGCCATAAACATCTTCTTGAATTCTAGTACATTCAAACGATCAATATCGTTATGTACAGTCTCTCGTACTATAGATTTTGTACGCCCGTCCATATTTACTTGTTTGAGTTGCATTAGATTATAATTCAACTCTATTTGTGCCTTAGATTCATTAACCCGATCATACACTTTATATCGTTTTTCTGCAATCGCAGCATGTTCGACAATTTCGTTTATACTAAGTTCTCTATCTTCTACAAACATCGGAAAGTATTTCAATAAACTCTTTCCACCTACGCCATTGATGCCTGGTATGTTGTCTGATTTATCGCCTATGAATGCTCTATATAATAGATAGTTTTTAGGACTAAAACCGAACTCCTCATGCATGAGTGCTGGCGTATACATTTTTTTCTTAATTGGCGACCATACATTAATACGATTATCTACTAACTGCAAAAAATCTCTATCAGTCGAACATATAGTTACACGTTCATCCTGATCAGTGTATATTTCATTTGCAATATATGCAATTACATCGTCTGCTTCAACTTGATCGGCTGCTAACATTGTTATAGGCAAACAATGTAGGTATTCAATTAGCCGGCCGTATTGCCTACGCATTGAAGCTTGTTCATCTTCTAAGCTAGCAAATTCTTTGTATCTATTAAATGCCGTTTTATTTGCTCTATTAGCTTTATAGTCGGGATACATTTCTTTACGACGTCGAGAGCCACCCTTACCATCGAAGACAATAATACATCGTGTTGGTTTATGTAAACGGATGACGGAAGCGACGGACCGTAAAAAGCCCGTCACTCCGCCTATATGATCCCCGTCATCGTTAAGAGCAGGTACTGCAGAAAAAACTCGTATGAATGTGTTTAATCCGTCTATGATAAGAAGATGGCTGTTCTTACTTAACGACTTGCCCTCGCGATGCTCGCGATCTACTTCATCCAATAGTTCTTGATATCTAGATCTCATCCTTCTTCGCTTACAAACTCTTCATCAATCTCGACATCATCAATACCTATATCCTCGCCTGGTTTATATTTTAGAATATATGATTCGCAGATTACATTATATATCTCTTGCTTCAATTCCGGGTCTTCAGCTAGTTTCTTTTCAAAATCTTTACTTTGAAACTTCACATCCTTTCCATCTTGCTTAGTATAGGTATACCAAGCGCCGGCTTGAGAAATAAGTTTATAATCTTTCATAACATTGAGCCAGCCGCCATAATCATCAATACCTGATTCAAAATAGATATCATAATCAATTGATTTAAGCGGTGGTCCCATTCTATTCTTAACCACTTGGGCTCTAGTCTTAATACCGATGACCTGATCTACGCCATCTTTCTTAACTTTAATTTGCCCAATTGATTTTAAACGTAACCGTACCGAAGCATGGAATGGTATTGCCTTTCCACCCGATGTAGTATATGGATCACCAAATGCAACTCCTAAGCGTGTACGTAGTTGATTTGTAAATATTACACAAATACGTTCTCGTCCAATCATATTAGTAAGCTTACGCATACCTTTGGAAAGGATGATTGCTTTTGCAGTTGCATATCCGTCTTTATCAAACTCCTTAGCCATTTCAATTTTTGTAGATGCACCCATAATAGAATCTACAACAATAGTAACGAGTTTATCTTTGTTAGATTTACGTACCGATTCGGTGATACTTTCAATTGCCTCGAAAATATCTTCGACCGTTTCGAGTGGTACGTATAACATTTTGGAAAGATCCAAGCCTATTGCTTCTAAGAACTCTCTGCTAACTGCATTTTCAGTATCAATATATACTGCTAATCCACCTTGTTGTTGCGTATTAGCTAATGCATGTGCTGCTAACAAAGATTTTCCAGATGCTTCTAGACCCGTAATTTCTGTAATACGTCCGACTGGAAACCCTCCGCCGGGTCGGTTCGAAATAGCTAGATCAAGCATAGATGATCCAGTTTCAACCCAGCCACGGACTTCTGAAGGTGATGCAGTATCTCTATCTAAGAAATATGCTGTTTGGAATCCAGTGCCTTTAAATTTTTTATTAAGGTCACTAGCTAGGGATGCGGCTAGATCATCCGCAAGGTCGCTTTTCGACTTCGACATTTATAACTCCTTTATTCGTTAAACAGCTCATCAAAAGCTGCACTTACGTCATCTACCTTATTAGCGATAGGTTCTTGCGCCGGCGGTGACGTTGTTTCATTACTAGCTTCAGTAGTAGTCTCTTCTCCTTCTTCAGGATTTAGCCAAGACTGCAAAGCTTGCTTAAGATCATCATAGGTAGGTTCTTTGAAGATAACTTTGAGATCTGGCTGGTTGTTAGCAATACGCTCGGCAATATTCTTATCTTCCGTAACGGCCGAGGTATTCGGCTTAACGCGTATAGACGTTTTCGGATAAGATTGTCCATCGGCAGGCGTAAATTCTACAACAATATCGCGACCTGTTACTGGGTCGGTAATATCACCATAATCTGGATCTGCTACGAATCCTAATAGCTCTGTATAAACTGTCTTACCGAAGCCCCAAAACTTTACACCTTCGGACTCTTTACCACGTACGATAATAGGGACATATGTACGCATTTTCGGCTCAAGCTTCTTACCGAGCTTCCATTCATCGGAATTACCAGAAGACTTAAGCTTTTCTGCAAACTCCGCAACCGGGTCAGCATTGCCATATGTTACCGGCGATAGATAATTCTTCTTGCCCAGGTCATAATGGAAATAAAGTTCCTGAAATGGATTATTACGATCGAACTGATAAGGGACGATTCTAATTACCTGTTTACCTGGTTCAGGCTTCCACAGATTATTTTGACGAGTAGTCGTCGTAGTTAACTTGTTAAGTTTTGCTTTGATAGCGTCTAAATCAATTGCCATTTGTTACTCCTATTTTTAATGGTTTAATAATTATTAGTTAAATATAAAGGTTATCTCTCTTACGTCAAAGAGAAATGTTAAAAAAGTTGTCAATTGTTATTTTGTAAGTAAGTCAATTAATGTGTTATATAAGGCACGATCCGTACGGCCTAGTGCATCGATATTTACCATATTGGGTACGCGATTTGCATTCTGCGCTTTATATGCCATTAACAATTCTATCACCTGTCTACGATTCTCATCTGATACATACTCTGGAAATGGAACCATACCGGGGCGCATTAAAAATTCTAAGTCTTGCGTTTCGCGCCATACCGAATTCGCTATATCTACTAGATATCTATTGCGTTCGTCCGCTTCATTAATAAGCGTAAGTAACTCTTCTTTTATCATACGTCTTAGATCTGATCGTTTCATAAATTTATCCGTTTTACCATTTTAAGCCTAATATGGCGCACCTCTTCCCCATCTGCTAATATAAGTGAATTTTGATAATTATGCCATGGAATGACAAAAGTTTTATCAAGAATTCCGTTGTTACATTCTTTAATAACAGCATTTAATGCATTAACCGAATACAATGTATTTGTTTCTTTTTTACGATGTATCATTATTGTATTTGGTGTTTTACGATAATCATCTGGTTCTACATTGTATGTCACGTAAAGTTCATTCGAATCGTCATGATTACTAAATACAAACATACGACGTTCAGTTACTGAGTATGAATTTGATATATAATCTACAATCAAATCTAAATCCTTTTTATGTGCAAATGTACATAATAATTGCGTTTTCAATTTCTCTCTCCTATCATACCGACAACACAACGCCTGGATTTGTATCGTGCCAAAAGAAGCTGCCTTCCTTTTTCTTTGAACCTAACCGAATTGTACCCGATTCGACTACACTTTCAATCTCTTCTCTGTTTACTACAACGAAATCAAAGTCGGGCTTTTTTGGCCTAAATTTATGAAGTAATATCATATCAGCCTTGATCTTAGACATATATGCATCAATGTTAATTTTAACCATCTGTTTCATAATTTCATTAACATCGTTATAGTTAGTCGAAGTTGTTAAATATTTTTTAGTAGTTGCACTATCTTCAAAAAAGATACTACCAATACCTTTTTGTACTGCAGCTATAAATTCATTTTTATCATAGTCATTATCTGTTACTAACATGTCATGTGCATCTCGTATAGCAATAGCAATATTTCTATGATCTGTATCATTCATAAATTGATCATATTCTTCACCGGTAATTAATCCTAAATTAATTGCACTATCGAACATGTAACCTATAAATGACGATTCAAGTAATTTTTTTCCACGAGCCTGAGACCCTAATCGTGCTTCTTTACCTTTTACTTCCAATATACGACCTTCCATTTTTAGGTCACCGCCGCCTTGCATATTATCTACATTTCCAAATAATAAAGCTAATGCTATTTCGGCTGGTCCGGTAGAATTGCCGCCGGCATCTGCTCCAGGCTGTATTTCCATTAGTTCGAATATCGTTTCGCTTGGCAGGCCGGAGGCATCTACAATATTGCCGCGGCCGGTTGTACGATCATATACTAAATCAGGGGGTGATTTGAAATATTCAATCACATCTGTTACGTTCGGTAAATGCGCAATACGATCAAATACTACACGCACTGCACGAGCGCCGAGCTGGTATGCATCTGATACAATACCTTTACTAGCTAAGTACGGTAGTATAGTCCTACGGAATCCTAATGAAACTATTAGTTGCTGTACTTCTGCTAGTTCGTCGGCATCTAAATCTGCTTCATCGATTAATTTTTTAACATCGGTTATATTAATACTTTCAGCCTCTTCGGTAATTATTTTGTGATCTGGCGTTTGGTATTTAGCCATCACTTCATCTAACACTGCAAGTTCTTCTTCCGTGTAAGGTTGTTCGGCATATCCTTTGGGTAGCCTATAGAACCATTCTCTTATTATCTTGTCCGTAGTCATAATCAATTTTATATAAATATCACTTACGATAATTCATAGTCATCATACTATGATAATCACTACCAACTTTAATTTTTACAGGAAATTTGTTTTGACTTGATATCGTATCAACTAACGTATGTACAAGATCACCGCCATCGGATAAATCAAAATCAAACAATAATGAATCATATGTATACAATACTAATTGACTTTTATATTCTTGTAATATTGCTAACACATTATCTATAACATGTAGATTATGCTCTGTTTCACTAGCCTGTAATATATAGTTAAATAATTTATTTGGATTCATATCTGGCAAATGCTTTTGGTACATTGGCCGATTCATTATAGGTGTATGTACTACACCGTTAGATTTATATTCACTCCATGTTTTACGAATAAAATTACGCACTTGTCCAAAAAACGGTATTTTTGCAAAGTCATCGTCTATACCACCGTATAACAATCTAAACGTAATTTGCTTACTTTCTTCATATTGTTCTGATGTCAATTCGGATACATTAAAATACTGTTTACCAAAGTATTCGTGTATAGAGCCAATTGGTAACTTATAATTAATCATATCAGCAATTAGCCGTACATGAAATGCATCAAAGTCCATTTCAAGTAACATTCCGCGGTTGTGTCTGCTTACAAATGCACTTCGACTTTTATCATCTTTATTTAATGCAGCATAATTAACACCGCCGTGTTTGTTACTAGGCCGGCCGGTAATCGTATATGGATTATATTCTGTATACGCTGTATTGCCTAGTAACACATCTGCCTTTAACTTTTCGTTAAATATATCTGGCTGTACACTTATGCCGGCATTTTCAATTGCAAACATGTTATCAATTAGTAATCGTTCATATCTATTAAATGAGTCAGTTCGTTCAAATGTTTTATACATTTTCATAAACTGTTGCCTCATGGATATGCATCGCTCTATATGACACGTAATTGGTAGCCAATCATGTGTATTGGTTTCATTGTACCACCAACGATTCCATGACTCATGAGCCATGGTATTTGTATCATCCAACGGCAATGCTTTATGTGTCATCCACCAAGCTACTAAATCGGCGTCAATGCATTTATTAGAATAGAATCTACAAAATCGTTTTTTTGCTAAAACAAAGATATCATATGAACTTTGCAATTCCGTTAAACGTTCTATTTCCAGGCTTAAGCAATCCGTATGACGGAAAGAAATGATATAGTCTTGATCATGTGATATCGAATATATGTAAATAAAACTTATATCATTTTGCATGTAATGTCGATATGGATCCGAATACATAGGAATCCAAAAGCTTTCGCCATCAGCTATCACACGTTTTAGATTCTGAAAGTCATGCTCAGTCTCTACATACATCTCTTAAATATAAGAGAATTATCTCAAGAATTCAATTCTATCCGATAGATATTTTGAAATACCAGGCATTAATGTTTCATTAAGCTGTAATATACGATCATGCGTTTTTACAACCTCTTCTGGTATGCCGGATATCAGCCAACGTAGTCTAAGAACACGATATAATGTTTTGTTCACGCCCTTACGGTTTTGTTTATTTGCATTCTGGTACATTTCTTGTGTAACTTCATCTATCTCAGTCGGCTCATTAATTTTTTGTACAAAATAACGATCTATATATCCAGATTCATAATCATTGGGGGTTGGTGCAGGATAATAAAATTTAGGTGATATATGATTATTGAATTGTATACCCGTTTGTTTAGCATATTGACTAGTATTAGGTTCATTATACGGCGTCGTTAATGGTTCTAAACGTTCTGAGTTACGTGTGAATTTCAATCCCGAAAATATACTCCCATTAGGGTATATATGATATGGACCTGTATATTCTTCTTTAGTAATAGCACCAACGTATTCATTTCCATACGTAATACGTTGAATTATTTTACCCGGCGGTGTGTATATCGGCTTATTCATGTTACGGTAATAGTCTACATGTACCTGTCAAAGACGTGGTCCAATCGTTATTTTCTATTTTATGTGATATACGTGTGATGGTAAATCCTATTTTACTCTCATTAGTTTCGTTACGATATACGTTAGGTAATAGTTTAGATGTTACTAGATCACCAAATTTAAATCCTTCAATACCATTCAATGTTAAATCTAATTCTAATGGATATTGTGGTGCAGCTATAGTAGTAACAGCGCCTTTATCTACTTCAGCTTGTATTCGTTCGCGAAAAAATTCTATTAGTGCTGAAACACCTTCGGAACTACAACCGCTAGCTACCATAGAATTTAATGCATCATCAAATACAGAATTTGACGCTGCCTGGCCGGCAAAATTGAAATTAGGATTAGCCTGGCCCGTAGCTGGTGCGGGCGTACTAGTTGTAGTTGTTGAACCATTTGTACTACGTGCATATCCTGTAATTTCGCCAGTACCAGCAGATGCTAGCGGATCTGCTGTATTTGTTGCTTTAGTAAATGCTTCGGCGGCAACAGACTTTGGTACCTTGCCTGATAACAACAATTGTCTAGTTACTCCATCGCCATTAGCAGGATCAAATACTACGGGTTCTGGTTTTGTCTTCGGTTTAGCATTTTTATCAACTATAATCATAGCATTACGTGGTAGCAGCTGATTGCCGATAAGTCCGCCCGGATTCGGATTGTTTATTAGTGCTAACTCAATTAATCCTGCAGTTGATTTTTTTATTACTTCAAATATGCCTTGAAGAAATTCTTCCATGTTTATACTAGCATTTAATTTTTTATCTGTAGCATCGGCGTTTGTTATAGGCTCTTGTTGTAGATATTTTTTTTCTAACGCACGTAATTCATCGCGGTTGATGTAAATATTATCTACACCATCTTGTAACAATTTTAGTTCAT